TGTGTCCTTTGAGGGCAAGCCAAAAGTAGTTATTCTTGACGAAGCAGATTATTTGAATCCTAATTCGACACAACCTGCCTTGCGTGCATTTATTGAGGAGTTCTCCTCGAACTGTCGGTTCATCTTTACCTGTAACTTCCGTAACAGGATTATTGAACCACTACATAGTCGGACTACTGTAATCGATTTCAAACTCGATAAGTCTGACAAGCAACAGATGGCGGCTCGCTTTATGAAGCGTATGTCTGGCATCCTTGATCAGGAAGGCGTGGAATATTCAGAAAAAGTCCTCGCTGAACTGCTTATGAAGCACTTCCCTGATTATCGCCGTGTCCTCAATGAACTGCAACGCTACAGTGTTTCTGGTAAAATCGATGAAGGTATCCTCTCTAACCTCGCCGAAGTAAATACCAAAGCACTTATTGATAGTCTGCGCGATAAAGACTGGAAAAAAATGCGACAATGGGTCGCCAATAATGTTGACGCTGACCCTCAAGGTGTTTATCGTAAGATTTATGATACGCTCCTCGATAAAGTGGCGCAGGTTCCTCAACTGGTTCTTTTGATCGCAGACTATCAATATAAGGCGGCATTCGTCGCCGACCAAGAAATTAATTTGACCGCATGCCTTACGGAGATTATGGCGAATGTTGAATTTAAAAATTGATTTAAAGAACGCCACAGAAGATACAGCTGAATTAGTTTCTGAAGCACTTTTAGAAAATCTTATAGTGGTTATTAACAACCAGAATTTAACCCCTGAAGAAGAGGTTCGGTTCTGTAAAATGATTGGTGAGGTCGAAGATTATGCCTCAGACCAGTTAGTAAAAGAATACACCGCACCGATTACTGTCGGCGATAATATTCTTCGTGTAACAGCTGAGAAAAACGAGAAAGGCGAGGAAGGTCTTTTCGGTCATCAATCTGCGTTAGACTGGCATGCTAACAAAACATCCAACCCTAATCGCGAACCTTTAATATGGCTCTATGCTGTAAAAGGTTCAGCTGGTTCTCGGACAAGCTGGATAAATATGGCAATGGCGTGGGATGCTCTCGATGACTCACTAAAAGATGAAGTCAAAGAAAAACAAATTATTTGTGGTTACGAGAAAGGTCGTGTGAGTGAAAGCGATTTTTTCTTTGACCATGTAGGTGAAAAACCTTTCGATATTTACTACAAAAATGCAGCTGGTATTGAGGGTATGTATTTCCCATTTTATCAAATATTTAATGAAGACCCACTGTTTGAAACACTTAGAGAACATTGTCTTGATCCATACTTTCAGTATCATCATGACTGGCAAGATGGCGATATCGTAATCAGTGATCAGTGGCTGTCGTTGCATAAGCGGTGGGAGTTCGAACATATGGATAAGAGATTACTGCATCGCATCGCATTTAATTATAGGAACGAAGATGAAGGTTGAGTTACTAGAAAACGATTGGACTGTTCAAGTATCTGATATCGATGTCAAAAATATGACTGTCGGTGAAGGTAAAGTTATCGGTAAACTTTTTCTATCAAACTTGGTTGTGGTCATCAAAGACCAGCAGATGACTGCTGATGAAAACTTGGAGTTCTGTAAGCACTTCGGTAAGATTGATTCATACAGTCGTAGTAAACTGCGCGAACGCCTTTCTGAGTCTGTAGCTGTTGCCGATGGCGTTGCCCGTGTGACTGGTGCGCTAGATGATAATGGCAAGCCAGGATTGTTCGCGATGAAAGAAGAACTTGACTGGCACACCAACGGAACTGAGGCACATAATAATATCTATCACGGTGCGTGTTTCTATGGCGTGAAGGGAACTGTCGGTAGCCGAACGAGTTGGATGAACCTGTCACGTGCATATCATGACTTGCCTGACGATGTGAAAGAGAAGATAAAAGAACTACACGCATACACGAAAACACCACACAAAGAAGAAGATGACCCGATCGTAAAGATTCGCCGCGACTTCGATGAGATATGGTGGGAGCGTCGTTCTAAGATTGCTAAGAAAGTGCATTTCGTCAACGAGATAGGAACTGAGGGTATGATTTATCCCCACCTATTTATGGAAGAGTTCGAAGGTTACGCTGATCAGAAACGTGAAGAACTCCACAGCTTTATGTGTGATCATGTGCTACAGGAAAAGTATCATTATCATCACGACTGGGTAGATGGTGATGTGGTATTAAGTGAACAACGCATGACTCAGCATAAACGCTGGGCATTTGACGATATTGAAAACAGATTACTATATAGAACCAGTTTTGATTTTAGAAATGTTGGAGGTAAATAATGCTTGAAGGAATGGGCGATCCAGTCGTAAAGATTGACGAGGAACAGTTTAAGGTAAAGAAAAAAGCAATTAGTCCATTCGACTTTGCCAATAGCATTCATCATACAAAAGAAAACCTTATCGTTGATGACTGGTCTGAGAAACAATACAATCCGTTCATCGTTAATAAGGCACTTAGTTATGGACCAGACACAGTCGTAGCAGCCAACGAAATGAATAGTCGTCCACATATTGATAAGAAAGCGCAGTTTGATTTTCTCAGAGGAATCGTTCGCCCTAAGAAACGGTTTAACAAATGGTTGAAGCCAGAGAAAGAAGAACAGCTTGAGATTGTCAAAGAATATTTTGGATATAACAATACAAAAGCAGCTGCGGCTCTCCGTATTTTGTCTCCTGATCAGATTGAAACTATTAAGAAAAAACTAATCAGAGGTGTTCAATAGACCTTTGTTTGATAAAAACTTTATCGACTCATTATATTTTGCATTATAACTAAATTGTATGCATAAAGATTCATCTGTCTTACAGTCTTCAAGAGCATGTATTTTATCAACATTTAATAATACAGGACTTCTTATCTTACTATAATTGACTGTGTATGTTGGTTCTTTTTGATCCATTGAATCGTAAAAGTTACAGTTTCTATATGTGTCATAATCAGGATATAGTGGAAATGTAATTTTTGAATTGTTATTTGGATCTGTGTGTTTCTTTAACACTACTCCATTACCATTCGTATATAAAAATACAATATGATCACAGCCATAAAATTTACTTAGCTCTTTGATGACCTTTTCTGTGTCATCGTCAAGCCATGAATAGTTTTCATCTGGCTGATAAAATCTTGCGAAATTATCTCCAGGGTTTGCGTGTGACCTTACCTCTTCTGATGTTTTCCAATATCCCTCAAACTCTTTGTATGGCAGCCCTGACCTTTTAAACCCTAACTCTTCCCAATACCTTTCAATAATTTTTGGATCGTAAACCATGGTATCATTTTCGAAATTTGGTAAGTTGTTCTTGTAGTCAAAAAAACTTTTAACTAATTTAGCTTTTATATCTGCGCTAATTAAATCCTTGACTGGATGAAAATATTTTTCTTGTCTAGCCATATATGAGAAGACCTTTATCTAAGAGAATTTTTCTGACTTCTTTATAATCTTTGTCATACCATTCGATTTGAAAACACAAACTTTCTTTGTTTTGTTTATCGTCGCCTATCTCATGAATTTTTTGTGTGTTTAATAAAACTGGTTTTTGTATTTCCTTGTAACTTACTATATGTTTTGGTTCAGGCTCAGTTATTGGGTCTAAACTTTCATAATATCTACAATCTCTATACTCAGAATACTCTGGAAGAAGTGGGAATGTAATTGCACATTTTCGTTTTGGGTCAGTATGCCTCGTTAAAGTTTTACCAGAACCTTTCGTTTGTAAAAATACTGCTTTATCAGCTCCATAAAAATCAATAACTTTCTGTATCTTATTTCTATTGTCATATATAAACAGTGGAGGATTTGAATCTATGGTATGAAAAACTGCAGTATTTTCATTGGCTGTAATGTTATACATCCTGTTGTGTTCTTCTATAACCTTTTCTAAATTCATTTTAAAAATATCTTCGTCAGCATTCATATCATTATGTTGTATGTAGAATGCAATTTTTTGCCTCCTAGAATTCCAATCTACGCTCATATCTATTAGGGTGTTGATATTATCTACGATTCT